TTACTTCGCCCCCTTCTCCGCATATCGCAGCAGCCACGGCGGGGCCACAATCGGCCCATAGATGATCGCGCTAATCGCCGAGTCGCGCTGGCCCGCCACGTACCCGCCATACGCGCGCTCTTTAGCGAGCATCGCCTCGGCCGCATCAAGCGCGTCGGCGAGTTCGTCGATCAGGTCGTTAGTGAAGCTGTCGTTGGTGCCGTAACCCCTTGCCCGCGTGATGAGTTCCGCATTGCTCATTTCGTGCCCTTCTTCGCGTATCGAATTAGCATCTTCCTGATTTCCTCACTTAGAACCTCCCCGCGCGCGTCTGCGGCCTCCTGCGCGGCGGCCCACGTCTTGTCATCCACGCGCAGGGTTCGGGTACGCATCGGCGGGCGGGTCACTCGCTTGGCTCCAATGGGATCACTCGCACGGGGATGCCAAGTGTGGCGGCGCGTTCCGCTAGCGCGAGCTGTTCCGCGCCGCATTCGGCGGCCGTCAGCCGCAGCAGTTCGGGATCGAACCCGAGAGCGTGCGCCCGCGCGACCTGCGCGGCGTAGAGTGCAACCTTGCGGATGCCATAGGCGGGGAGGCCGACATCTGCCAGCCCGACGTTGCCCATGAATTCCTCGATCACCCCTTCGACCATCGGGTGCTCGATGGACTCACTTGCCGCGTTCGCGTGTGCATCTTTCCAGTCGCTCATCGTGTGCCCTTTTCTGCCTTGCGCCGGTTGGCGCGGTTGGTTGGTAGCGGGTCGCCCGACTTGCGTTCGACTTCATGCCCGGTCCGCCACCGCGCCGGCACACCTGCCTCGTACTCGGCGCGGGCGGCGGCCTCCGTTATGCCCTTGTCGGCCATGAGGTCTTGCACGGCCTCCCGAGTGCCCCTCATGCTGCGACCATCGTCATGGCGAGGGCGATTTCTTCGCGACTGGTGCCGATGAATTCAACGTCGGCGAATGCGATGGTGTCGAGTGCGTCGTTGAGGTTGTGTCGGGTGGCGATGGTGTCAACGATGGTGGCCTGGATTTCGCGGGCCGTCTTGTCGCCTTCGAGGAGGTCGAGCATGTCGAGCAGTTCGGCGGTGGCCTTGGCTTCGATGGTGGCGGTGATGAGGTTCTGGATGTTCTGCGTCTCGGTCATGTTTCAAGTATGGGGGTTGTCATTACGAATGTCAACGCGAAACACAAAGAATCTTAAGAATCTTTATACGGATTATCCCCATCCGCCAGCCAGCTCACATCCGCCCGTTCTATCGCCCCACATTCGACCGCAGCCCACACGGCTCCTTCCGCAAACTTGACAGCATCCCGTGCCCGCAGTTCGGCCTGGTTCGCCGGCAGTTTCTCCCCACCAACGAGCGCGTCTAGTTTGCCTTCTGCGGCGTCGTGATCCCAGTCGCCAACGAGCGCACGTTTCCGTCCCCCTGTGTCGTCTGTGACCCAGTGAGCGCCGACCCAGTAGCCGTCCGCGCGCTGGTAGAGAGAACCGGTGCCCTTGACGCGACGGTTGCGGGTCACTCGCCGTCCTCGGTGATGGCCCAGTTGGAAATCATGCGAGTGACGACAGCGGCCCGAGGCGTGCGCCCTTCTCGAACCGAGCGCATCATGTTCCATGTGTGGACATCCTTGAACGCTTTGGCCTCAGACGTGACCTGCACGGCGTCGGGGGCGTCAACCGTTACGTTGCCCCACTCCACGGCGAGCGCGTCACGCTCGACCTCGACGGATTCGAGGGCTTCTGCCAGAGCGTGAATGAGCGTGTTGATGTACGTGGGCGATTCAGGGTAGGTGCTCGACCGCGCCTGCCGCCGCGCCTCTGCAATCAGTTCCGCATTGTTCATTGCTTCCCTCTTTTACTTTTCCGTTGCGGGGGCGACGCTCGACACGTCGCCCGTGTTTCAGTTTGTGTGCGGGGACACCCGAGCCCCCGTGGTTCTTCTGTCGCGTATGCCGGTTGCTGGTGTCCTTCTTCTCCTGGCTGCGAAGACATGTGCGGGGGTGGAATTCATGGTGTTCCTTCCTTGGTTGGTTGGTTGGTTGGTTGGCCTCGTAGGTCTAGGGAATCTGCGGGGCCTTTGTTGTTATTGAGAACGTATCACAGATGTAGTCATTGTGTAGCTTATTGGTGGTACCCCCAGAACAGGGCACACAAAAAAACCCCCTGCAACCCATCCGAAAAGGATGAGCCGCAGGGGGCAAGGGGTGATGCAGGGGTTACGCGGCGGGCTTGTTCGGGGTCGCGTACACAAACCCGGTGCCAGCGATGAACGCCAAGACAATGAAGATGGTTTCGATGGGAGACACCGCCCCATCCTCGAGAGCGACCGCAGCCGTACCAAGGCCGGACACAATGCCGCCAACAATGGCCTTCGCGTAAGGGCTAAACATGTTCATGGGATCTCCTTATGAATGGTTACTGGGGGATGAGCGGGCTAAGGACTGACCAGAGAACAGCAGCAGTAGCGATGACGGCGAACATTTTCGTGAACGGCGACCACGCGGTTTCCGTTTTCGTGCGCCTGGTTTCCTCGGCCTCTTTCAACGCAAGCGCAAGAGCAACAGCCGTTTTCTTGTCAGCCTCCGCGCCCTCCTTGAGCGTTTGCGTGAGCGACTGCAAGCCGGTGATCTCGCCCTTCATGACGACGATCTCGCCCGCGTGCCCGTCAACCCTGCGGTCAGTGTTCTTGCCACGTTCAGCGATCATGTTGAGTACGCCTTCCATGCGCGTGAGCTGCACGGGCAACGCTTCCTCGAAGCGGGGTGGCTCAATGTTGGTCACGACTTGCTGCCCTTGTTCGTGGCGGGTGGGCTTGTGTGGGCAGCTATCATGAGCCAACCCCTTTCCTTGTTTGGTTTGGTTAGGGGCAGCCCCCGGTTTGTGTTGGTTCACTTCCCGGGGGCGCTTGCGTTGTGGTGTAAAAATTAGCTATGCCTAATCAGCCGAAGACCCCTGTGCGAGGGTTCCGCATTGATGATGCCTTGTATGTGGCGGCGCAGGAGAAAGCGAAAGCTGAGGGGCGCACATTGACCGATGTGGTGCGGGAAGCGTTGACCCTCTTTGTGGGGGTGCCGAAGGTGTAGCCGGGTGTATGCACACCTGTTAGTTTCGTCACATGACAAACAATGGTGGACGCATGAACGGCACAGTTGGAACCAAGCGCAAGGCGCTGGTCGGCGTTGTTGCCGTGTTGGCCCTGGTCGGCGGGTTAGCGGGGGCGGCGTATGCGTCGACCCGTGTTGAGGTGGTCCCAGTACGCCCGACTGTTGTGCCTGTCGCTGAGGATGTGACGCCACACGCGCGGCTGAGTGTCGTGGTTGCACCCGTTGCGGTTGCGCCCAAGCCAGTCGCGGCTCCCGCAGACGTGCCCGTTGTGGCGCACGCGCCTGCCCCTGTCGCGGCCCCCGTCGCAGCCCCTGTGTCGAAGCCGAAGCCCGGCCCCGTGGTCGCACCGAAGCCCGCCGCGAAACCCGCGCCGAAGCCAGCGCCGACCCCAACCCCGACGCCCGCAGCGCTCACCCCGTTCGAGGCGTGGATGCTCAACCCCACGTTCACATGCGAGGAAGGACAAGCGCCCGGCTGGCTCGGCGAAGACGGCGTGCCCACAAGCTGCGTCACCTACTAACTAGGCGTACCAAAACACGGTCACGGCAAGCTGCGCCGACAACGCGTTACCCGCCGCGCCGCCCGTAGTCGTCACCTGCGTTTCCACTGTAATGTCGGTCGCGCTGGCAAATGACCGCGCCAACGGGATCACCTTCGTTGTGTAAACCTCAGTCGCTTTCGTCTCAATGCCAAACGCCACAGACGCAGTACCGGCAACAACCGTGCGGGCAGACCCAGACAGCGGCGCGGTTGTTTGGCTGGTCGTGTTGGTTGTTACCGCGCTAATTGCCATGACCGTGCATCGTGTCGCCCATGCGGGTTTTACGAACGTGGCCGTGGCGACCGGCTGATTTGCCGTGACGAGGTCGGAGCCTGACAGGAATTGCACGTTGGTTGCAGCGTAAGAGTTGGAGTTCATCTGAGCGATCTGCTTGGCGAGGCCATCCGTTGTCGTCTGAAACGACTTAGCAATTGATGGGCCGAGCTCCCGCACGAACCGTTCAAGATCCGCGATCCTCCGCAGTTGCGTATCCTCAGACGGCGGCATGAGCGAACTAATAGAACCCGGCTGTGCCATTGCTAACCCCCTGTAATTTCAGTTGATGCGAGCGTTGGTGTGACCGTTGGAACACCAGTCAAACTAAGTTCCCAACCGATCGCCCGCGCGACCCCAGCGAACCCGCCAGGGAACGCCGGCACTGACTCGCGCCCGCCAGGATTAGCCGGGTCGTCTTCGAGGCCACCGATGGCGAACCCGATGTCATCACCAATCGACCAGTCCGTGCCAAGTTCTGGCGCACCGTCGATTGCGGCTGACATGGTGAGCGGCTTGGGTCCGTTGGCGAGAATGGTGAGTGCTGCGCGGGCGTGCCCGGTGAGTGTCGAAACGTTCGTGATTGATGTTGAGGGTGTCCAACGGAACTCGAACGTGGGCCGTGACGTGTTCGCCGCTACTTGCCGAGGTGACTGCGGGCGCGTGTTGCCGTCAGCGGTAGACACTGCCATTACGTCGTTCGCGCCACGGCCTGCACTGTAGTCCCTGTCGAGGGAGAACGCGGTGACGGGGCCGGGCATCTCGAACGTTGCCGCCGCACCCAAGCCCGGGGTGACAGCGCGCCCGATACGATCGCCCACATACAGCACGGGGGTGATGCGTTCGGGGTTGTGCTGCCACTCCCAACCGACAGTCCATTCAGGGCCGCCCTCGACACCCATCAGGTCGGACAGAACCGAATAGATAGTCTTGTCGTCCTGGTCGGCGTAGGTCCGGTCACGCAACGTCCCAGCGCCCGTGTAAGCCACCCGAATTGGCAGGCCGGGTTTTGCCCCAGCCTTCACATACTTGTCCACCAGCGTCGCCACAATGACGTTCTGTCCCACCCCCACGAACGTTTCGTCACCAACGTAACGCCGGTCAAAATACGACTCGAGCGTGGCAAGCGACAACGGCACAAGGTCCGACTCGTTAGGGGAGCAACGTGTGACCATGCCGCCCCAGATCGGCACCGACTCGCCCACAGGCTGCCCGCTCTTATCCGTCGACTGAGACAGCAGGATCAGGTTCGACGCACCCTCAAGGGTGGCGCGCTGCCAATCGACAGGCGCACCCGGCAATGGCAGGTTCGCCATCGTAGATTCGTACCGGCCAATGGTGGACTTGACCGAATCAACCTCGAGCAATGGCAGGTCTGCGAGGATCACCCCTGTTTGTGCGTCAGTGGACACCCACGAAAGTTCAGCCATCAGTTACGCCTTTCGTGGTGTGTGGATGTGTGGCGTCATTCGAGGCCGGCTGCGAAGCCCGCCCAGGAGAACGCGCCAAGGTCGCCGTCGATGGTGCCTTTGTAGCGGCCGAATTTGGCTGCGTAGGTTTGGATTAGGCGTGCGCCGACAATGCCAATGGCACCGTCGATGGGGCCTGTGTAACCCGCACCGACGGCGAGCGTCTTCTGGATGCCCTTGTAGGACAGCACGCCGAACACGCCGTCGATGGCGCCCGCGTACCTGCCACGTTTGGCAAGCGCCCGTTGGATGCGTTTGGCGACCGTGCGGGAGGGCAGCACGAGCCGCCACGCTTTCGGCTTGGGCCGGACCGCCTTGACTGCGCGCTTGACGATCCCGGCAGGCTTGACGGCAGGGGGCACAGTTCCAGCCGCGAGCGCCTTGGCGCGGGCAACGATCCCGTCGAGGTTCAGCCCACCAGGGCAGGCGGTCGCATAGCCGGCGTGAAACCGTGCGAAGACCTCACGGTGCCCGATGATGCGGTCACGGGTGATCGGGATGCCGTAACGGGTGCAAATATCAGCGACAACACGCGCGGTCGCTTCTTCTGCCGCAGCTGATACCGGCCACGTCCCGCCCATCGACTGATTGGCAATCTCAAACACGATCGCCTTGGAGTCGAACGCGGCGGAAGACAGCGACCAGGCGCGGCGTTCCTCGGGGACAACGCCGACAACCTGGCCCGCGTTGCTGATCGCGTAGTGCGCCGAACCCTGCTTGCGGGCGGCAGACCATAGCGACAACACACCCTCGAATCCGGTTGAAGCCATGTGATGCAGAACGATGTACCGCGGGCGTGCACCGAACCGAGTGCTTGAATTCATGGTGGAGACGGTGCGCGTGGTGAGATGACTGAAGGTGGGCATGACGCTCCAAAGGGTTGCGGCGGACACCCCCGAAAGGTGCCCGCCTATTGCTGGTATGCTCAGCGCATGACCACAGATTCCCGGCGTGCTGATGGCGCGGTAACTGTGGAGTGCCACGATTGCCGCAGTCCCGTGCAGGTTGCATACGGTCGACAATTCGGCAACGCGATCTTTTACTTCTGCGACGAGATGTGCGCTGGACGGTACGCCGCTACCAACTAACGCTGCGAGGGTCCGGTCGATTGGCTTGCGCGCGGGCTACACGGCCTCGTAGGTGATAGACCCGAATATTTCGTTATTGACGGCCGGCGCGGTTACCAGGTAATTCGTCGAACCGGGCATGAGGAACCTCATAGTGACCCCGCCAGAAATTAGCGCAGCCTGTGCCGAGTTGTATCCGCCGGCCGTGTTCACGCCAACGGTCCCAAGCGTCGGGATCTGCCCGACAAAGGCGGCCGCCACGGGCAACGATAGTGTCCACGTCCCAGTGGTATTGACCGTGCCGCACCGGACATAGAACTGATACGTGACCAGTTTTCCCACCTGCGTCCACCGGCCCGCCGTCCCAGAGGCGAGCGCGACCTGCGTGCCCGCGACCCATACCGGGGTGAAAGAAGCTGTGGCACCAGTCCAAGCCGAACCGTTGTACACCTCAGTCAAGTTCAGGTCAAGCCGATAGACCCTCAGCCCGGCGCGCACGGTCAACGCGTCCCGCTCGGCCAGGGACCAAACCGGCAGAATCCCGCCAGCAGCAACTGCATACGGGGCAACCCACGTCACAGTCGGAGAACCGCCACCCGACACGGGCACGTTGATCCGCGCAACCACAAACGACCGCGCCGGAGTTGCCGGAGCAACAGGGGAAGCCGCAGCCGTACCCGCCAAATACTTGCGCGTAGCAGCCGGGACCGTCGAACCGTCAGACTCAGACGGGTCATCGACCTGAACATAAACAATATCCACGCGCGGGTTCGTCGCATCCGCGGCCGTCACCGCACCAGTCGCCGCAGCATCAAACGCGAACGTGTACGCGCCAGCCTCAGCAGCCGGCTCCGCATCCGCAACACCAGCAAACGGGCCACACGTCCACACGGTAGCCGTGGCCGTTACCGTCGTAACCGACGTGCCAGGACGCACACCCGTACGCGCCCCAAGAGGACGCGCAGACGTAGCGCCACCAAACGCCGCCGAACCAGACTGCCGAAGCATCCGACCCGAATAGGACGGCGCACCCGAAACGGCGTTCGCGGGATAAATTGTGTCAACCATGTGTGTCTCCTACTGATCGGCTGGGGTCGCAATGACCGTGAGCAAAGCGCCCGCGCTGAAAGATGCTGCTGTAAAAGCCCAAGTGTTCGGGCCGGAAGTGAATGAAGACCAGCCGCGCGACGTAACATAGCCACTCCGCGAAGACTGACCATTCGCCAAAACCTGCCGGGCCTCCATGTCGATATCCAGCCACTCGCCAGCATTGAGAACCAACGACGACGCAAACACCATAGACAGGCCCGAACCAACATGCGTAACCATCGGACCCACACACGGCCCATCAATACGCAGAAGCACCGGGCCCGACGTGTTGCCCGTGTTCGTCAGATTCACCTGACCCGAAACAGTCGCCGCCGTGATGCTGAACGGAACCGTGAACGGAACAGTCAAGCCGCCAGACGTAGACGGCAGGCCAGTAGACGCAGTGAGAGTCGCGGAAAGCTTGCGGGGATCAGGGGCGATGACCTGGACTGACCAAGAGCAATACGTCGGCGTGATCCAGTCATGAATCACATCATCCGAACGGCGCACCGCAACAGTGCGTGCAAGCCCCGGCTCAAACACCGTCAGCGTTGTTTCACTGAGCGAACACGCCGCGTTCAACCGATCCAACGCAGCCCGTGCAGCCCCAGCATTCGGCGCATAGAACTTACCAGCAATGGCGAGCGTACGAGGCTGCGCATACGCACCACCAGCCCACCCGCCATTGCCCCGCGGCTTCTGCGTAACACTCAGGGTTGACCCCGTAGCACCCCACCCATCGAACGACTCAAGCGCCCAGTCCACGCCGAACTCATCAACATCGCCAAACGTAATCGCACCCAACGACACATAAATTTGATCTGCCGAAATAGCCACTACGCCGCCGCCAATGCGTTCTGTCTGCGCTGAACCGAAAGCGCAATAGCCATCCCGTCATGCGGGCTCGTAATGTTGAACGTGTCGCCGCCGCGAGAACCCATCTTCAAGTTGTCACCAACACGATCCAACGGAATCACCGACGCACCCTTCGGCATGTGCAACAGCTCCGGGCCACGCTCACCAACCAACGCCATACCTGCGCTCAGAGCCGTGCCACCCGTGGCTAGCATCGGGATCTTCTTGATGTGGAAGCCGACCTTGCCGCCAGTCGCAGCTTTCAGCGCATCGCCAACAATGTTGACCTTGCCGATGGCGCGGTTGATCACGCGGATCGCGTCGTTGATGCGCAGCTTCACCCAGCCCATCGCGGACCCCATGCCACCCGCGAGCCCGGCCATGATGTTAATGCCGGCCTGGCGCAGCCATGTGCCAGTGCCGACCATTGCTCCGTTGATGCGGCCCGGTAACCCCGCGAACCACAGCATCATCGACGCCATGCCCACGCCGACACCTTCGGACATCCTGACCGTGGCAGGTCGAATTTTGTCCATGGACGCGCGGATGCCATCGAACATGCCCGACGTGTCATCGCTGAAATGCCCAGCCTCGGTTCCGGCTTCGCCAAGCATGACGCCGAAATCGTAGAGCGCGGGGTACACATCCTCGTCGTAAGCCTTCTTGATGTCCCTAAGCGCCGGTACAACATCGCTCTTCATGTAGGCGGCGAAGTCGTTGAGCGCGGGCAGCCCCTCATTAACGAACCAGTCAGAGAAGTCCTCGAGCAGGGGCAGTAGGGTTTCGTCGGTGAAGTCAGCAAAGTCTTCAAGGGCGGGAAGCAGCGCCTCGCCGATCTTCTCCTGGATCTCACCGAACCTGTTGCGCATGATCTCAAGGCGACCAGTTGCGGTCGCGCCCTCTTTCGCGGCGAACCCGCCAACCTTCTTAGACAGCAGGCCAACGATCGTGTCGAAGTCCTTGCCCTTGTTGCCGGTTGCCTTGAAATCAATGCCGATCTCTTTCAGCGCCTTGGCATTGCCCATCATGGCCTTGCCAAGAAGACCCGCCGCAGACGGCAAATCCTTGCCAGTCTTCGCCGCATAATCCTGCATCAGCGGCGTAATCCGCTCAAGCTGCTTCCCGGTCAGGTCGAACTGTGCAAGCACTGCCTGACCCGACGCCGTGGCATCATCATCAAAGCGGGTCTTCTTCGCCAGTGCAGAGTTCAGCTTTCCCAGCGCCACCGCGTTAGTATCGGCCAGCTTCGGGAACCTGGCAAACGCATCCGAAAGCTTCAACTGCGACTGCTCAGCTTCCGCAAAAGCCTTGACCGAATCGACGCCGAACGCCACAGCACCCGCAGCCGCGAGAGCCAGCCCAACACCGATAGCCTTGCCCACACCCGCGAGCTTCTTGCCCATGCTCTCAGCAGTAGAGCCAACACCCTTGAGCGCCTTAGATGCGGTCTTGTCACGCCCGAAAATATCGAAAATTAGGGACTTGCTAGCCACTTGAATCCCTCGCCTTCACATGCTCGTTTGCGTGCGCGACATACAGCCGCCAAAAATCGAACGTCAAATCCCAAATGTTGAACGGGGTAATGCCCGGATACAGATGCGAGATCAACGGCAACCACTCATAAATGGACGCCTGGATGTCCTCGATCAAGTCAGGGGCGGGCTGCTGCTTCCTGCCGGAGCGGAACCCGCTTACGCTTTTGGGTCCTCAACATCAGCGCCCGCTTCGTCGTCGTCATCCTCAAACGCGAGATCCACGAACGACACGGCACCAGCATCCTCGAACGAGGTATCCTCGCCCGCCTTGCGACGCGACAGCCAGATAATGCCCTGCAAGTTCAACAGCGCATCAGCGTCGTCCAACAGGTCAACAGCATCCTCAAGCTCGCCGAACTTCTGAAAGGTGCCCTGAATGGTTTTGACCGAAACACCCAGTTTCACCTTGAGCAGATACAGGTCTCCCAGTGTCGCCTTACTGATTGAGTCCTCAAGCCCGTAGGCGACCCCACTAATAACGATGTTCACAACGTGCCCTTCACCTTGATGGTCGCCGTCGCATCACGCAACGCGGCCTGAATCTCATTGACCAGGGCCCGATCAAGCGCCTGCTGAATAACCGAACCGAAATAGGGGCGACCCTCCTGCACAACCCACCGCGTCTTATCGCCGAACAGCGGGTGCCGAAAGTGCTTCTTGTTGTACGCCTTGAGCAGGCCCTTGTTCTCGGCCGACAGCCGGTTAGAGCCCGTCACGATCTTCGCGCCGGCAGCCTTCTTGCCGAAAGAAACAGAAATGCGGGTCGCAGCAATAAGCTGCGCCCGCACTTCCGAACTCATCGGCGAACTGCCGCCAGCGGGTGACGGCTTCGACAGGCTCGACTTCACTGCATCAGCGGCAACCATGCCCGCGTTACGAATGCGCTTCCGCAGCGCCTTCGCCAACGATGGGTCGAAGCTGTCAAGATCCTTCTTGAGCTGATACCAAGCAAGGGGATCAATGACAACCTGAAAGCCCTGATCCCCGCGCGGCATTAGATCGCAGTCTCAGGCGTCACAATCGCAACGTAGATCGGGTGCGCAGCCGTGCGGTTGTCAAGAACAGTGAACCCAATTGCCTGAGTGATAACGTCCCCAGCCGCAGCCTTCGGAAGTTCACCCTCAAGGCGGATGTTCGGGATCGTGATCTGAATCGTCGGGAACACGCCCGCCGAAATCGCCACCGTCGAAGCGAACGTCAGCACCAACGCCAGGTTGGTCTGAGCCAAGTACGCATCACGGAGAACATTCGAGTCATACTCGGCCGTAATCGTGCCCGTACCCGACCGCAGGCCCAGAGCAGGCTTGCGCGAACGCTTGCCCGCTCCGCCGTAGTCAAACCCGTTCTCGTCCAGCCCGTTGTCCCACGTCAGGGCAAAGTCGCGGATGTTGCCCGCAGCAGTACCGCCCGAAGCCAGAGCCGAGGCGGTCGGAGCCGTCACTGTCCCGCCGATAGTGATGGACCCGTTGACGAACGACAACAGTTGGTTGTTCGCCGGGTACGACGCCGCAGCATAAGCTGCAACCGTATCAACCGACTTGCCAAGGAAATTGAACTGGAACGTGGGAATAGCACCATTCGCACCCGACAGCTCAAACCCGGAACACACGCACCCGGCGAACGTCTGCGGAGAAACCGCGCCGCCCAAAATGGGGACGCCCTTCTGCACCGTGTACGACGGCAGGTAGTCATCGGCCGTCGGCGTGAACACCTGCTGGTAGCCGGGGCCAGTGCCGATGATCGTTGACGTTGCGGTGCCAAGCGCGGCCTCAAGCAGCGCACCCAAGCCCTTGGTGACAGCCTCAACAGTCAGCGAGCCGTTGGACTCTTCCTTCACCAGCACACGCCGGTCAGCAGCAGCAACACGCTGCCCGAAACGCTGGCCTGCACCCTGAGCAAAAGTGGGCACCCACGCGAAATCTTCCTCGGTGAACTCGTAGAACTTGTCTACAACAACGGCTGCGCCGAAGGTGGTTTCCTTCTTCAGCCCAATAGAGCTATCAAGCTGAGTGGTCATTTGCCGTTCTCCTTCTTAGAGTTGACGATCTGCCACACATCAGGTTGGGCAGACAACAGATCCGCCTGCGCGGCAGTAACTTCAAACACCTCGCCAGCCGTGATGACACGGCCCACCAGAGGCAAATCCAAATCCCCTTGCGGGCTGACATTCTTGAAACTGGGCATTGATGCTCCTAAGACGTAATGCGTGCTTGGGCCCGAAACTGGGCTGTGATCTCAATGAGGCGACCGGCAGCAAGAATCTGCGGGTCAGTCGACCCGTCCGACTCATGCGACACCAGGAAGCAATGGCGAACCGTGCCGCCGATAGTCGTGTCAGTGACACGCGCGAACGTCTCGAGCTGACCCAACAGGGCGTAGCCGCGATCAGACGCAACCTTCTCCATGTCAGGCCCACCACCGCGGAAGATGGAAAACACGACGTCGAGCGTCAGCGTTTCCTCACGCGAACGATTCGAGCCAAGAGTCGCCACATCCTGCTCCGTCGACACACGACCGAACGCCACAATGTCGTCAGCCTGCGACTGCCCCGGATGACCGAAAGAAACCTGCACATCCGTGCCCGCCCACAACGTCTGAGCCGCAGCAACGAACGCATCCTTGAACGCGGCCGCCACACTCGCCGACGGCATCAGGCAAACCCTGCCATGCGCCTATTCGGCTCACACAGCTCAATCACACGGCGCGGAACAGCGAACCCAGACGGGACACTAACCTCGCCCACACCCTCGTTACCAAACGCCGGACGGTTCCCCTGCCGGCCCAACTGCCACCAATGCCGCACAAGCTCACGCGTCGCCAAGGCAACGTTCGGCGGAACCGCAGCGGAACCAACCGTCACCGTCACAATGACGTTACGCACACCCGAAGTGAACGCACGCGACCCGGCAGTCGACCCGGCATAGATGATCCCCGCCTCACCATCCGACACAAAGTCAGTAATGACTGTGCCCGACTCGGCAACCGAAGTAACCGCATTGAAACGACAACCAACCAAAACCGCATACGAACCGCCGTCAACAGCGAACACACGAGAGACAGGAATAATCGGTCCCGTAATATTCTCAATAACCGGAGTAGCAGCCTCAATGTAACGCTCAAGGTCAGCATCATTCGTGGTCGTCGCAAGGGGGATACCAAGCGACGCCTTAGCATCTGCGAGCGTGATAAGCCCGGCGACGACAGCCATTACTTGCGCTGACCCTTGCGAGTCTCAGCACGCGGAGCAACAGCACGCTCTTCACGAGGCAGCGTCACTGCGGCCTTCTGCGGCCCAGCAACAGCGAGCCCGGCAGCGATCAGGTCGGCAGCCTCAGCCGCGGGCACGTCAAGGGTGCCGCCAATCGCAGGCCAATCCTGGCCGTCGCGGGTGCCGCTGATACCAGCGACCATCTGAACATGAGTCATTGCGCTCTCCTAAAATTTGTGGGGTACGCGAGGGGCAGGTTTCCCCACCCCTCGCGCTGCGAATCAATCCCGAGGGATTAGGTGGCCGCGCCGACGAAGTGCTTGACAGCACCGGTCTGGTCGATCAGAAGCCCGTCGCCGCGAATGGTCGCGCGGAACGTGATCTGGTCGGTGTCGAACGCGAACTCATCCGAACGCTCAAACTTGATGCCGTTGACAACCCGCACCGCATAAGCGGAAAGGTCGCCGAACAGAACCGACTTGGCCGAAAGGCCAGTGCCGGCAACGTTCGGGTCAGTCAGGACGGCCTTGTTGAGCAGGCGGTCAGGCGTGCCCTCAATGACGGACGGCTGCCACAGGTACGCGCCGGTCCCGGCACCCTCGCGGAACTTGCGGATCACGGCTGCGGTCGAGTCCTTCATCAGCCACTTCGCCGTCGACTGGTCGCGGTAAGGCGACGTGACCGAGTACAGAAGGTCGATCAGGTTGTCGAGCGTCGGAACGCCAGCAACAGCAGCAGCGCCCGTAACCCCGAGGGTGGACGACACCGTGATACCAGTCGGCTCCGTGGTGCCAGCACCAGAGACCAGCTTGGCCCCGAAAGCGTTACCGATGTTGCGACCAACGGTACGCGCCAGGTAGCCCTCAAGGTCAAAGCCGGCGTCCTCAGCGAGTTCGCGCGACACCTTGACCAGCTGGCCGTACTTGAACGAACCGAGGGTGCGCTTAGCGAATGCCGGGTCGGTGCCAGCAATGGCAACACCCTCAGCAACAGCAGCGGCCGCACCATGGCTGGTCGTGATCGGGATCTCAATGCTCTCGCCCGAGGTCGTGGTGAAGATCGTCGCCCCGCCGTTCATGAGGGTGGCATTCTCAACGAGGTGCTCCCACAGCGAACCGTAGAACGAAGTCGGGACAGCGTTGCCACCAGCAGTCGCGGTGCCCTTGGAAAGCGCGCGGGCTTCCTCGAGGGTCGGCGCGAGCATGACGGAACGCTTCTCGCCCTTGATGAACGAACGCAGCTCGTCGCTCAGTCCGTCGTTGGTCTCGCGGGTGGCCGGCTTGCCCATGAGGCTGCGAAGGGAGTCCTCAGCGGCCTTAGCGGAAGCGGCATCCTCAACGAGCTTGTCAGCACGTGAACGCAGCGACTCAATGTCAGCGGTCATCTTGCCGTAGGAAACTTCTTCCTCAGCAGTCAGTTCGCGCTTCTCAGACGCGGCGTGGTCAAGGAGTCCCTTGGCCTGCTCCCACGTGTTCGCCCGCAGTTCAAGCAGGTTCTTTGCATATTCGGACATTCTTATTCCCTCCCAGGAATGACAAAAGCCCCGGCATTAGCCAGGGCTTGAAATGGTTAGAAGATTTGCGAGTGGTCGTCTACCTGCTCACGGGGTGAAACTCACTTGAGCTTTAGAAGCTCAAGCTCTCGCTGTCGCAGATTGACTAGCGGGTGGGTGTCTCCCTGCCCGCTGCTGTCTTCCTGCTCTTCTCCGCGCACTTCTGCGTCGGGAATCTTTGGGGCGATCTCTTCGCCATTGAGCAGCGACCGGATCTCTTCAAGGGGCGCAGCCTGCACCTGCTCAACATCCATGTGCAAATGTTCAGCAAGCGACCGCAAACCCGTTGACGTATCAAGGTAGGCAGGCGTGTTCACCGGGGCAACATCGACCAGCTGCACATTCAGCAGCGTGCGCAACGGAAACCCCTGCTCAGTCACAGACCATTCATCCTCGAGAACATGGAACGCAAACGACGAATAACGCAGGTCGCCGCGAGCCGCAAGCTTCCCCACGTCATTGCCAGCCGTAGTGTCCGGCAGATCCACGTCATAACGCAGGCCCTCATCGTCAGACACCAGGACAAGCGTGCCCGCCTCCGTAGTGCCGAGCAGGTAGTTGTCATCATGGTTGTACCGGGCAATAACAGACACCTTGTCACCCAGCGACTTAGCAAACGCACCAGGCGCAACCTGCTCAACAAACCCGCCAAGGTTCTGCGAGTAACGGTTATACCGTGCGGCATAACCACTCAACACGCTGCCTGCACCCTCGACGGCAGCACGAAACTCAACCGGCAGCGCAGTGCTGCGCTTCTCAACATCATGCATGGGATTCTCCTTCGTGCCGCACTACAGGGCCGGGGTCTTCGGGGCGGCCTGGCGGGTTGCCATGAACTCGGCCCACTGCTCAGCAGTAAGCGGCGCGCGCTCTTCAAGCGCACGTGCCTCGCTGATCGTTTCAATACCCGCGCCAATAGCCGCAGCGTGAGCGCTCATACGTGTCGACAAGTCAGCACGAGCCGACGCATCAAGATTGAATCGCATGTACTGCGTGCCGAACAAGTAACGATCGAACACAGCCTCAAACCGGGTCGTCCACGGGCGCAAAGTACGCATCGCAAACCTGATCTGATCCTGCTCAAGACTCTTATACGTCAACGACGAACCCGAAGTCTCGCCGCCAATGTCCTCCGGTGCAACCCGGTAAATAGCCGCGAACTGTGTAGCCGTCAACTTCAACGTAGAAATGAACTGAGCCTCACCACCAGGAACAGTGATCGGCGTGTAATCCCAATCCTTGCCAGTCACAAACGGCTCCGACGCCGCAACCGAAGCCTTGAACCTAGCCTTAGTGGTCGACGCCTGATCCGCGCTAATCGTCGTCATGCTGTTCTTCAACACACCAGACGGAATACCACCACGCTTAAACCAGTTCTTACCGAACTGCTGCGCCTGATCGCCAGTCTCAATCTGAGCCTTGAACAAGCCAAGCGGAGACAAACCCACAACAGAACCAGCCTGAACATACGCCGGAATATGAATCAGATCAGCGCGAGGAACCAGCCGGCCCTTATAGAAATACTGCGGAACACCCGACGCCTCATCAACGAACACATCCTCAGGGTTCAACCACAGCACCTTAGACGGGCGGCTCTGGTTGTCAATCGCCGTGATGAGCCCATAAGCGTTACCGCGCAGCAAACAAGACGTGATCGCCTGATGCTTCCACGAATACACATCCAACCCATTCGCGCCAGGATCACGCACCAAATCAGGCTGCACGTCAACCCTCGACGGCACACCAGACGAACCCTTCTCAAACACAGCCACAGGGGCAGCCGCAAACTGGTCAGCAATCAAACCCGTCGCCGCATACACAGGCACCAGACTCAGAGCACTCTTACTCGCCGAAGCAAGCGAACCGCCCGAACCCCACACGTCCTGAAAAGAAACAGCCCGCACCTCGGCGGCCTTACGAAAAAGGATACTCAACGGGAAACCTGCTTACTTATCCAGACGAAACCGACACCGGCAACGACAAGCGCGGCAGGAGGATAGATCAAGGCAACACCAGCCACAACGAGCGCCAACCCCAGAAGCTCCAGAACAGTAGTAACCACACTCACGCGAGCCTCCTAAAAGACAGAATCCATCGGGTCATAATCGGAGACAAGCCCCGCCGTATACACCCACCAGGCAGCAGTCGCCGCCCGCAATGGGGTTATGTCTGTAGTTGACTTCGCCTGCGACCAAAGAAACTGCTCACCAGACACCCGCTTAGCAGCGCCCAACACAGCCACGTTCAACGGCTCTTCGCTCTTATGCTTCAGCCGCCCATTGATCAGAGCGTCAGACAAGCCCACAGCGCCATTACGCATGTTCGTCGTATCCAACTGAATCACCGTCACGCCGGCATCCTGAAACAACGGCACCAACTGTGCGTTCTCGCCATACTTATCCAACACAACAGAGTCAAGATTGTGTGCGCCAAGGATCGCCATCGCCTCAGTGAAAATGAAATCCTGAGCCCACTTCACATCCGCACCCAACTCATACCGGGCAACCTCGATCAAATCGAAACCCTGCCCCGTACCGCCAGCAACCATAATCGCCGCCGACTGCTGCATACCCGTCCGCAAATCCACCGCAACAACAGGCTTAGACGTAATCGAAACCTCAGCACCAACAACATTCGACTCCCACACACCCGCAGGAAACGCACCCTCAGCCATCGAATCAACCCACTGGCACAAGTTCTCCGTGCGGAAGTGTCGCTCAGGTGCAGCAGCCGCAGCAATCATCGCGCGCTCATTCAACGCCGTGTGACCAAGGGAAGGGTTAGCCTGCGCCCACCCCTGCTTGTCATAGATGTCAAGGCCAGGCGTTGCAGACCACTCGAAGATCCCCAGCGATGATTCGTAAACCTCATCGTCGGCCCGGTCGCCGCCGTTGATCCCATCCGGGTCGCCAAGCGCAAGATGCGCCTGTGCGCGCAGGTACGCGAGCACAACCGACGTAACATCGCCAGCATTAGACGCCGCCCAAACCTGCGCGAACTCACGCGCCATCGTCGTATTGGCGACCGCTGACCAAGCTTCCCAACTCTGGTGCTCACGGAGCTCGTCAAGAATAACCAAGTCGCCCGACAGCCCACGACCACCGCGCCGAGACGCAGCCTGCACCTTGTAACGCGAGCCATTGGTAAGACGAAAATACTTCTTACCCGGCTGCTTGAAAACCTGATCCAACTCGGCAGCAAGCTCAGGGATCTCTTCCGCCATGTCGACGGCACCCTGCCAAACTTCCTCCGCGATGTCGAGATTCTGCGCGGTGCCAATGATGAGCGGGGCCGCGTCGACATACATGCGCCACAGACTCAACACCTGCATCAGCGTCGACTTACCATTCTGCCGAGCCACAAGCAGAACAACCGTACGGAAACGAAACGTACCGTCGTCGTGAATCTCCAAAGCATGAATGAGCATCCACCGCTGCCACGGAACCAGGTCAATACCCAATATCTGCTCAGCGAAATCAATGCACTCAAAGCCCCGAGAAGTCTCCCGAGTCAGCGGGCGAAGCGGAGGAGTCCAAACACGAGGCACCTCAATGCCCATGAGCTTAGGATTTACCACCCTTGGCGGAACGGAGCTGGCCAAGTTTGCCACCAGCAACCTCCTTCGCCACCTTCGCACTCAGACGAGACGCCGGAGTCGCCAACATTTCCCGCAACAGATTCGTAACATGCGGGACCAAATACAACGCCTTCGTCAACTCCGCGCCAGATTCAGTCGCAATCGCGTTGTCGATCCGATCCGCCACAGCCCGAGCCGCAGACACCAAGCCGGCGTCTTCGGGGAGTAAATGGCGGTTGATTTCAATCGATTTGTCGACCGCCTCACGGATCGAACCATCCTCGAAGTCAGCCATGAGCGCCTCTCGCGTGATGGGGTGGGGGGTCACTCGCTACGAAAACGGAACACGGGGCGGTCGTCCGTGCGGTGTGATCCCTAAGAAAGTTGCCGGATTCGGCAGGATTTCTGCACTTTTCGACGGATTTCGTCGTTTCGGCGTGCTTTTTCACCGGGGAGCGCGAGCCTCCTACCCTCCCTGTATGGCAGCGTGGAGCGCGAGCCGCTTGCCCGTGCGCCATTCGATGATGAGTGAGCCTGACTTGCTTGAGTTGCAGGGTCGACACGCGGGCGTCAGGTTGCCTTCGTAGTTGGTGCCGCCTCTTACTAGCGGCACGACGTGATCTACTGTGGTTGATGGCTGGTCGCAGTAGGCGCACGCCCGGCCTTGCTTCTGCCATGCGTGGTTGAGCTTGGCCCTGCGCTTGATGCTGAGTCCGGGCGCTGCCTGATCGCGTCGTGCTCGCGTGACGTGCGGGTCAGTGATCGCCCTTGTCAGGTGGGTGGCACTGTATGCCTTGCCGGAGCACGCGCTAGTGCAGTACGTGCGCTTCCTGTTGGCAGCGGTGAACCCTGCGTGACACCATGCGCAGTCAAGCGCGTATCGCTGCGCAGGGTCGGCCCTGGTGCCCCTCACGGGATCGGCGCGCCTGCATGGCTGGCACCTTGCTAGGCCGGCTGGGAGGCTTGTGGTGCCGCTCCACATCATCTCGCCGCACATGTTGCAGGGGGTGTCTTTGCGGCGCGCCACGTCGCCCCCTTGGTGTCACCATGCGTCGTTGCGGTATGATCTGCCGGGCTTGGGCTTGCCTGCTTGCTTGGCCGCCCCGTATCGTGCGCCCTCTGTGACGTTGCACTTCAAGTGCGCTAGGTGTACGTCGTAGGGGTTGGACTCGTTGTCGAGTTCGTCTAGGTGTTCGATGGTCTTGGACCACACGTTGACGCGCCCTGTTGCCGGGTCGCGGTATGGCAGGTCAAGGTCAACAGGTTGGCCGCATCTGACGCAGTGTGTCTCGGTTGCGTACACTTGGGCTTTGACCCTGATGAGTGGCCTACCTGATCTGCCGCGCCTGTAGTTGAGCGACTTGCCGGCCATGACTTACCTCACTCGCCTCGGCTTGCTTGCGCTAATTGGTTGGCGGCTGTGGAGTCGAACCACTCACGTATCGGTTATCCCGGCGCGCTCCCCGTGAGCCCGGCCGCCATGCTGTGGGGGTGAGCGGGTATCTCCCACTACCTCGTCATCCGCTTCGGTTCATGTGTACACTCGCGCGCTAGTGACGGCACGCACCATCGCTGCCCACATTCTGGGCAGCAGTACGGGTCATTCGTCGTCATCGTCGCTACCATTCACGAAGTCATCCATGGATACTTGCATGAGGCCGAGCGTGGCGTGGTATGGCTGCCTCGCTGGTTGGATGTAGTAGTAGTGCGACTTGTCATCTTCGAGTGTTGCGAGGTGGCAGGTGAGTGTGTAGCCGCTGACGAGGTATCCGCCTCGCACGTCGTCTATGTGCGCTTGTAGGGCTGTTTCGAGTGTGTCCCTGGTGGCGTCGCTCATACGTGAGCACCTTCTGCTTTGGTTCTGTTTTCGTGTAGCATGCCGGTTTCGTCTACCCAGTCAACGCAGATGGCCCGCAGTTTCGCTTCGTGCTGGCGTCCGTGGTGAGCGCATAGTAGAACGTCTGACAGTTCGAGCTTGACTGTCACGCGTATGTAGGCTCGTGCACCGCACGCGTCGCACCTGTCTGCCGCGGTGAGTGTCCAGTCAGTCATCATCGCCAGCCTCGCAGTCGACGCAACGCCCGCTCGTGTAGCCTCCGGGGTTGCCAGCGCCGTCATGCTCCGTGTGCCACTTGGCGACATTTCCGCACGAGCAGCGTGTCGGCTCCCATGTCATGTGGGAGTTGCCGCACGTCCACGCCTTAGTCATCATCGCCGGCCTCGCGGCACACGAGATCCCAGCTGCCTTCGTCGTCGTAAACGGTGAGGGTCAGCGGTCGGTGCAGGGTGCGTGATTCCATGTGCGTCTCGCTCTTTGTCTCGTGGGACGGTGGGCGCTGCTATTGGTCGGGTAGATCGTCTGCTAATGGACGAGCGGGCCGATTGCTTCCGGCTGCTAGGGCCGGTCAGGTCAAGCCCGCTCGCCTGCCATTTCCCGCACGTCTGAGGGTGTGCTTTACGCCAATGGCTTGACGTTCCTCCCTGGGCTGCGTTGGTACGCAAACGCATGGGGGGACAGGTGAGGCCTATAAGCTTTGCGGCTGTTTCGCAGTAAGGCTTATAGGGCGGGCGTGTGGGTTATTTCCCACATCCGGCTTTGTGGGTTATTTCCCACATGCTGCTTATGTGCAACATCATGTTGCATATGTGCAACATTGCCCAGCGATACGGTTGTGCCGCTGGGCAATAGGGGCTAGAGGACAGCCAACGATTGCAAATCGAACCCTGCGTCGTTGATCTGGAACACGAGCAGGCCGGGGTCTGAATCGTCGCCAGCCCGATTCCGGTACCAATCGCTGCCGTTATCCAGCGTGGGAGCTTGCAGCCACCACTTCGACTTGCCGGTGCGGATGCTGCGCCCTGTGGGCTGCACGCGCAAATGGTGGTAGTGTCCGGTCACCAAAACGTCAGCGTCAGCTGTTGCTTGTGCCCCGTGCTGTTGTCCGGCCCACCATTTCGGCATCTGATCGCAGGCGGCTTGGTGTCCGTGGTGGACGCCCAGTTTGGTGCCGCGAACATCAACGGCCACTGATTCGTCCCAGTCGGACGGTTTGTGGAAGGTGATGGGCAGGCCGACTAGTTCGGCCTGGAACTTGAGCCGCGACTGGATGGTGAGGCCCCAGTCATCGGACGGTTTACCGAGTGACTGTTTGCCTGCACGCCACGCCCCATGATTCGAGGGGACAGCTACAGCATCAACAGGGCCAAACGACGACATGAGCGCCAATGTCTTCCACATTTCCACGGCAGCCATGTCGACTTGCTGGGGGAGTGAAAGATCGTTGGTGAACATTTGCGCGGCAACATTCTCGAAACCCTCAATGGGGTCGCCGGCGTCGATGAACACGGTGTCCGATGTGTAGTTCTCGAACATGTACCGCTCGAGCGCCGCACGCTTCTGTGCGAGTCGCTCGATGAGCCCCGCCGTGTCTCCGCGTCCGCCGACCTTGCCGAGCTGCATGTCAGCCCAGACAACAACGGTGGTCGTTCGCGTGCCACTGGCGTTGCAATCGATGTGCGGCGCGTACTCGGTGCGTGCAACCTCGGCGTAAAGCGCCGGGAGGTCGAAGTCGTTGGGTGTTTCCGCCTGCGCTTTATGCTTCGGCGTCGCACTCATTTTATTTGAGAACATTTCCAGCCCGTAGGCAATGGATTTGATGCTGAGCGTGTAGTCGTCGGGCTGGTCGCCACTTGAGGCGATCCAGGCGCGTGCGTCGGCAAGCGTGATAGGCCGGTCACGAACGGCGGTGATTGAACGTGAACCGTCTGACGAGTGCTCGGTTACATCGCCGCGCGTGACAACCTCAGCCGCGGCGGCTTGCACGCTGATGCCGAGTTTCTTGCGGTGGTCTTTCACCGTCGAGTTGCCGATGAGCCACTTTGCGGCAATGTGCGGTGCCCTGAGGGTGTCGTCTGCGAGGTCTGCAAGGTATCGTGCGTCATCGAGTAAAGACAATGTGGCCCCTTGCGTTAATTCGATCGAATGAACCTTGGTGCCTTGAGGTGTTCCTGCGCCGCCCCGTTTATCTATTTGCCGCACCTCATGGGACGGTCTTACTTGGCCTAACACGTTCACCAGCTCGCGACAGGGCAGCGTAGGTTGGTGAGGTTTGTGGCCTGATGGGGGATTGATAGCGGGCGACGCAGGAAGTTTGTGGGGGTTAACGAGAAAAGGCCCCCGTCGCATTGACGAGGGCCTTTCCTGAATCGAACCAAAAAACTACATGGTTATCCGATATTGGGTCCAGTGTAGCAGGTCTGTAACACTTTGTGTACCAATTTCGGAAACACGGCGTGTCACGCTATTTTTGCCTCCGCTTCATCGATGGCATATGACAGTTCGCGCATCCCAAACACTGCCTCGCACGCCCTGCACATGCCCTTGCCGTTATCGATCATGTCGGGGCCGTCGTGGAAGGTGAGAATGAGCGGGCGCGGGTACTCATTGCCGCTCATCCACCACGTGTCCGCTGAGCACACGGGGCAAGCATTCGGCAGGTCGCGCTGTCGGGGCGGGTTGAGCGTGGCGATGATCTGCGCCGCCCACTTGTTCATTGTGCCCGTGTACATGGCGACGACGTGGGCTTCGCGTGGCGTGCCGATGAACTTGGCGTGCCATGTTCTCAGCGTGTTGCTCAGCGAGTCCTTATCGACTACAGCGCCAGCCATGCGCGCCCAACCGTTGACCTGCCCGCTGATTACCCGCATTCGCTCGAACGCATCCCCGTTGAGCATATTGCGCTCATTGGGCAGCGAACCTGAGCCGCCAACACCGACCGTTCCCCTGATCGCCGCATCCAACTGTTCGAGCAGTGGCGCGTCCACAACTTCAACCATTTTCGTCGGTTGCGGGCCGTCCGGGTTGTCCTGGATGAACTTACGGCGCGTCGGTTTCGTCAACGCATTTAGCGCGCCTAGGAGGTCAGTCACTCGGCACCTCCGGGACGTAGAGGATAGTTGCGGGTAGTACGATCTCGTCGGATTCGCCGATACCCCCCGACTGGATGCACAGCAGCCACATGCCATTGATCTCCTTGAGCCGGCGGAAACCGTCGTACTCTCGGATGAGCGTGCGCGCGGGCAGCGCGTCCAGTTCTTCGACCGTCGTGACCGTGCGCGGCGTGGTTTCCCATCGCTCGACCACGCTGAGTATCTGCCGTGTTGCAATCGGCGTCATGTGCCCGTCGCCCTCGAGTAACTTGCACATCGCCTTCATGTTTGCTGCTATGTCACTCATCCGTCTTTCCTCATTTCTGCCGCGTCTTCAAGGTTGGTCAGGTAGTCGTTATGCTTCGGGTCGGTTAGGTCGTAAGCGTCGTCGTATGTCACGGGTTCTCCCATGTGATCGCACTGAATCCGGCCCGAGTGGCGTGGGTGTTGTCGTGTTTCTTCTGTCGGCGGCACTCCACCAGCTGACCATCAGGGGTCAGATGTGGATCACGGCAGGAAACGTCCCACTGCGTGTAGTCGATTTCGAGCAGTAGCAGCTCGGCTACGTCACGATTTCCCATTGATTCGCCCTTCCGTTTCGTTCTTGCATCGAATAGCTGATTTCCCATATGGCCCGTAGCAGATGCCGCAGCGGTGTTCGCGCGGCTCAAGAACAGGCGGTGTCGGCTTCTCCCTGTCGGGGTAGCTGTAGGACATGGGCTAGAAGGGTGTTTCGTCTGAGAAGTTGCCCGGTGCGTTCCACAGGTCGGGCGCCGGGGGTGCTGCGGCAGGAGCGGCCTGCTGCGGTGCACCCTTTGCCTCGGCGCGCTCGATGCGGTCAGCCCACACGATCAGCTCGTAATACGTTTTCCCCTCGAACTCGCGCGACACCGTGCTCTCAGTGCCCCAAACGTGCACACGGTCACCCTTGGTGTACTCGGTCAGGTCAATGCCGGACTCTCTCGACACCTTGACGGTGCGAAACGTGCGGCCCTGGGTTTCGTACTTGTTCGTTTCGACGTTCTTCTTCGAGTGCGCTTCGGCGGTCTTCATGCCCCACGCCGGGTGCTGGCTGGTGCTCTTGTTCCAGTCCTCAACGAATGCGGATTCAATTTCAATCTTTGCCATTAGCTTTTCTCCTTGGTTGCTTCATTGCCGTGTGCTGCGGCCTGGATTTTGAGAATTGCGGCCGTGTACGCCGGAGTGCCGGGATGCAGGTACGTGCCGTGTTTCGTTTTCGGGATAGGCATTTAGCCGTTGAACCTTTCCGCTTTCGGACCGGATCGTTTCGCTCGTTGGATCGCACGGGCAAAGTCGGCCGCCTCTTCCCGCGACCACGAACGGCCCGGGAAGTGATGCATGAGTGTCGCTTGCGACATGCCCAACGTGCGGCGGATCTCACGTTGAGGTGCGCCGTCATCGAACATGACCCGGGCTGCGTCGAGGCGTTCCTGCGTGACTGGTATCCCTGCGTGCGTCGGAACCGGCTGTGATAGCCCGTGACGCTTCCGAATGCGAATGACGGTGCGTGTTGCGCAGCCGACACGTTCGGCGATCTCGGCGGCGCTGAGGCCCCATGCGTGCAGGGTTAGCACCTGCTCGGCATCAGTTGCTTTCATTGGCCTGCTCCTTCTCTGCTCTGTGCGCTTCGATGGCTTGCAACGTCAGCCGCTCGAAATCGTCACGGTCCAACGTGATGTGACGCGGCTCAATCGCACGCGGCCCGTTGACCCGCTCATCACGTTCACGCAACGCCTGCACACGCCGCGCACCCGTAATCACATGCCCCGGCTGCAACCAAACATCAGGCCGCTCCTGGTAATGCAACGTGAGCGCCGCCGTAGCATCCGTAATGCTCACCCTTGCGAGATCCGCGGCCCACACCATCGCAACGGACTGCGACACTGAGCGGTTGTCACGTGCTGAGGCCAGCGTCAATAGCCGGAAAGCTTCTGGCTCGTTCATTTCCACCTCCATAAAGTTCGTGATACAGGGCTGCGTTCTGGTCAGCCTTAGTTGCCGGCCCTTTTGTTGCGGTTGGTGCGGTTGGCAGTTCGTCGGTCCAGCGCTTCTGGTTGAGCCACACGCCGAGCGCCGGGGTGTACTGTTTGGTGGTTGTTGCTGCGTATGCGTCCCCGAAGTCGGCGATTGCGAGGGCGAGCTGCTCGGGCGGCTGGGTCCTGCAGGCTTCGAGGAATCGGGAGAGGGCTTCGTCGCGCTTCACTCGTTTGGGCCAATGCTCATAGGCCTCATCGAATAGCTGCTCGGTCGCTCGCGACCCTTCCCCTGTTCCCCTGTTCCCCTGTTCCCTTTCCCCTGTTCCCTTTCCCTTTCCAGCAGGTGTTTTTCCTTGCGTTGACAAGGAATTTCCGCGCATTTCCTCCACTCCGGTAATTGCCTGGTCAGGGGTGGAATCGTCATCGTCGGGCAGGGGGTTGCGTGCGTTCGCCCTCCGCTCCGTTTTTTGGTGGTCATCCCACGACGGAATGCGGTAATAACGACGACCGCCAACGATGTAGAAGTCCGTCTGGAAACTGCGCGCAACTTCCTTGCAGAGCCTCTGAAATTCCGCGGTAGTGATGTGCTCGTCGTTTGGGAAGGCAAAACCGAGCAGTTCACGAGGCGTCCACTCGGCCACCCCGTAGTCATCCGCCCAGTTCCACATGGCGATATACAGCAGGCGCGCCCAGGGTGACGCGCCCGCCGTTGCAGGCGAGCGCCAGAACTCCGGTTTGATCGTTCTGATGCGTGCCATCAGATCCCTGCCAGCACTTGTCTTATGTCCCCGATGGTTCGCCCGGTTTTCATGGCGAGTGCGGGGACGGTTGCGCCTGCGTTGTAAGCGTCTTCAATGTCAAGGTCGGTCATATGTTCATTCCTCTTATTAGGAGTCGCAGGGCCATGCGAAGTTTTTGCCACCAGGTGAGGTGCGCAAATGCGTGTGTGTGCAGGTCGGGGCGTCGGTGTTTCATGCGGCGTACCGCGCTCGTGCATAAGCCATCCGTGCATAAGCGGTCTGCATGTCAGCGCATGTTTCCCCGGCTGGTTTTGGGCATGTTGTGCGGTCTTGGCATCCGGCTTGGTATCCGTAGCGTGTGCCGTGTTTGACGGGTGGACCTTCGCCGGCCCGTGCGCGTGCGTAGTAGGCGTTTTGGTAGGCGCGGTGTGCTTGGCGGCAGGATGGTCCGCCTGCTGTTTCGTTGGGGCAGTTGTCTTTGCAGTTGCGGGCGTTGAAGGGGCTGCCGTGTGTTTGTGGTTTCTGCACGCGCGCAACCTTTGGGGCGGCAATCTTCTTCGGAGCCTTGACAGCAGGCTTGGGTCGTTTCGCTGCTTCCGCTTTCGTTTCGACAACAACGCGCCGTGACGGTCGTTTGTCCTTTGCGAACACTTCCCGTTCATCCGTGGCCGTCCCATTGTCAACAGCTTTCCGGTATGCGTAATCACCGGCGTATCTGACGTTCGCTTCCGTGCATGTCATGCGGCCGGTGCGATGGTTGGTGCAAGACGCTTCACCGTGGCAACCGTTGGTGTAGCCGGTGGGGGTTCCGTGAGTGGTCATGCGAAAATCTCCACGCCTACGAGGTTGCCGTCGGCGTCAAGGTCGAAGTTCACGCCGGAGCCCGCTGGGACGGTCATGTTGACACCGCGCTCGGAAACCTTGACGTAGGCCATCTTCACCTCGGGGTCGTAAGTGAACGTGATCATTGAAGGGGTCACTTGGTGCCTTCCTGTGTGGCGAATTGGAGCAGCTTGGACGCGAGGGTGACGGCTTGGTGCGGGGTGAGGTACTGGGCATCGACACGGTGGAGGGCGACAGCTGCGGCGTGTTTCGGTGCCGTGAAGTTGGGGCGATCCGTTACGGCGCAGACAAGGAACAGATCCTCCTCGTAGCAGCCCGCCAGTCCGGTCGAGTCCCACTGCACGTTGTAGTAGTCCTCGCCGAAACTGGACCTGTTTTCCACAATGGTCCCCATGTCCCAGTCGGTCGGTTCGCCGTGGATTCGCACCCGGTCGCCAATGTTGAACTTGCTCATCTAGATCAGCTCCTCTTCCACAATTTCGCCGTGCTTGATCGCTGCACCGCGCACACCGAACGCCAGCTTGAGTTCTTCCGTGAACGCGCCCGGTGTTGCGGTCATCGCCTTGTAAAGCGCGGTTAGGGTTGTCGTGTCGGTTACGGCGTCCATCTCGGATTGCCAGTCACGTACCACTTTCGGTACGGCTTCGGCGAGGGGCTGCACGGTGAAGTTCTTGCGCTTGCCACGAGTTGCAGTCAGCGCCACCGTCAGCGCCTTGTCGATGTGGCTGAGTGCCGCGATCTCGATCCCGCCAACCTTGTCCCGCCCAAACGTGATCTCCGGGTTGCGAAACAAAGTGATCCGGTGGCCTGCGTACGTTGCGGCTTCTGCGCCCCACGCGAGCACCATGACGCGGCGCATCGACTTCGACGGGCGGTAAGCGCGACCGGGGAACTCGATCAGGTGAACGTACACCGGCTGCTCAGGTGTGCCCGCAGCAACCTCACGAACGGTCACAGTCACAGGGCCGGCCATGAGGTCGTCGGCGTTGAGCTGGTCAGATTTCGGGGCGATGCTTTCAGTCATGTCCATTAGAAACTCATCTCTGCGAAGTGGTCAATGCGGGGTGCGATGGGTGCGCCGTTCGTGGCCGCGTTGTAGGCGTCGATCATCCGTGCCGCGTTCTCCTCGAACTTGTCGAGCGCGTCACGGATTGCTGTCTGCCATGCCTCATTGGGATAGACGCGGATCACGTGCAGCGGCCACCCGCCGGCGTAAGACACGTAGTCCCACCACTCGCGGCCGAAGACCAGGAGGCAGCTCTGAATTTGTGCATGATTCTCGGCAGGTACCGTGTCGGTCAGGATCGTTCTCAGGTGCACCTTGGCTTTGCGGCTTTTGATTTCAATGCCGCCGTCATCGCCAACGAGTCCGTCGGGTGACGCACCCAACTTGTGCGCGCCGAATTCACGTGTGGCGAACCCAACCTGCTCAACGGGTGCGTAGTCGCGTGAGTACAGATCGCGCGCATAGGGTTCGTCGTCTGTGCCCCGTTGCATGTCGGCATTGGGGAACACGTCTTCGACAAAGTGACTGATGCGCTGGGCCACCAGCGTCTCGATGACCCCGCGCGAGGTGTCGTTGTCTGCGACCTTGAGTGTCGGCGTAATCAGCTTGCCGACCACCGAGGCCGTCACTAGGCCGCAGCGTGCGGCCAACCACTCTGGCGAGCCTTGTTCGAGCTCGTTGTAAATGTGCAGGGTCATTCGTCTATCTCCCAAAACTTGTCCGACTGTTGTGCGCACGCCTCGCACGTCGTGTCGGCGCGGGCCAGCGTGTGATTGCCGCCGAGAGTGGCGGGCGAGAGAGTTAGTGCCTCGCCGCACATCGCCCTTTTGGTAACCCCTTGGTGCGCCCGGAGATGCACGATGCTGTGTACGGTCATTCCCGTTCTCCTTCCTGCCCGTAGATGTCTTTGGGTTCCCCGCGGTTGCCCCACACGTCGTGTTCTTCGTCGTTGCTGTCGAGGTCGGAGCAGATGCAGCCTGCGTGGTTGCAACCGACGCGGCCCCCGTCGTGGTTGTCGAGGTCGATGTAGCAGCCCCACGGGTGGCCGGCTGCCAGTTCGCATCGCTCGCCGCCTGACTCCACTTCGGGGCACCGGCTCATGCCGCCACCTCTGTAATCGTGAATTCGAAGCAGGCGACCCGTTCGCGTTTCTTGACGTACCGAATTTCCGGCATCATCTTGACCATGTATTCGGGCGTGTCGTCCTCAACTACTTCGGCGTCAACGAGTCCGTCGCAGAGTGCCTTCAACACGGGCACAATGTTTTCTTCGTCGCGGCGCGTTTTTGTGTTGACCCACCAAACAAGTTCGACCCTGCATTTGCCGAGGTCGGGGATGCGCCTGGCTGATGCGTGCATGAGTGAGCGGATCTCTTTGGTGATCTTGGCTGCTGCCATGCGGTGCATTCGGTAGTTGAGTGACAGTGGCGCTTTCACCCAGTCGAATGTGAACGTGGTCGTGAATGGTTCGGGCGTGCGGCTGGTGGCGGGCATGAGTCCGACTGCGGTGCCGATGCTCATTCGTTCCCCTCCATGCCAGCCCAGCCTTCGACGCGCCGGTTCCGTGTGAGTGCTTCGACAAGTGCAAGGTTGGAGTGGATGAGTGCCTTGGTGAGGTGTTCGTTTCTCACCCCGTCGCTGCTCACGTTCTCGGCAACTTCGAGGTGGTCGAGGGCTTCGGTAGCATGGTCGGGGCGCATTCCGAGGATGTTGCGGATGGTGTGGATGGGAGAGGTCATTTGAAAAGTTCCGTTTCTATGGCGGTGGGCCAGTCGATGTGGCTTGACTGGTACGGGTGGTACGGGGTGGGTTGCGGCTTCGGGGCGGTCATGCGATGGCCTCGAAGTCGAAGGCTTGCTGAGACAGCCGCTTAGCGATCAGTTCGCAGTAGGCTTCGTCAATCTCGACGCCGATCGCACGCCTGCCCAGTGTTGAGGCTGCGACGAGTGTTGAGCCCGACCCTGCGAACGGGTCAGCGATCGTGCCCGTTGTCATCGTGACCAGCTCTTGCATCAACGGGATCGGCTTGCCGTGCGGGTGGCCGACGAGGTAAGCGTTCTTGCCCCCGTTGGTTTCGATCACCGATGAGCGCATGGAGTTCCGCTTAGGCCATTTGCCCGTCATGAAGATCAGCTCTGTGTCGAGCCGAAACCCCGTGACAGAACCAACCACGCCCGCGTCTACCGGCTTGCGCCAGATCAGCGTTTGCGATCGCTGCGGGAATGGTGCACGCCAAGAGCCGAACACGAACCCCGGCTTATCCCCGAAGAGATCAAGCGCGGCGTCCCTGTGCGCGGTGTCACCGTCGTTCTGGATGCCAGCGTGAGCGGTTGAGTTAGCCCGCTTGTTCGTTCCCTTCTTCCATGCGATCCCATATGGCGGGTCTGTCACCAGAACGTCAGCCGCAAGCCAGTCGGTGATTTCAAGACAGTCCCCGTTGTACAGCGTCACAAGGTCGTCTTCGTAGTACGGGGCGGTCATGAGGCGACCAGTGTGTGCAGGAGGAATGACGCGGCGAATCCGTTGCGGGATGATTCGTCCACGCCCACCGATTCGGCAGACCAGCCGCCGCAAGTGCAGTAACCAGCGAGGTTGCCGAACGCCTTAGTTCGGATGAGCGTGTGGGCGGTCATGCGCGGGCACCTGCGAACCATTCCTTCTGCGCGGCGGCGCAGCACACGGGCAGGCCTTCTGGCTCGTCGTCGCTTGCCCCGGCCTTGGTGATGACTTCCCACTCGTGGTCGCAGAATGAACAGACGGTCACTCGGTCATAAGCGACGGCCGCGTCGAGGTCGTCCACATGGCGTTCGCAGTCGCGGGCGATCTGGGTTGCTATGGCGATTAGCCGGTCTTCCCTCTCCGTCGGGTTGTCGTTCGCGTAGGGCGGCCACGGATCGTGCGGCTCGATTACCACGCGGATATTGAAGCGACGCCGTACGGCGGTCACTTGGTGGCCCACTTTGCTTCGAGCTTGTCGATTGAGCGGTGCACCAGGGCGCCTGTGCCGAACATGCCGCGAACGTCCCTAAGCACCTCGGCGGCGACCTCGGCAACCGGACGGAGGAGAGTGAAGGGGGCGTACTCAGGGCGCAAGTAGCCCGCTCCTTTGCTGGGCTCCAAGTTCCAAACTTCGCCATCCCTATCGAGGTAGAACCCCGGCTCGGTCGGCAACTGCACGGGGCGCTCGATGAGTTCGTAGGTGACATCGAGGTGGGGATAGATCGGTGCGCTGTCAACGGTCGCCGTGTACTCGGCTATTGCGCGCACCCGGTCGCCTTTGCGGATGTCTTCGCGTTTGATTGGTGTGTTCATGCGTTGCTCCTATCCATGCGCCGTAGCGCCTTGGTCGTGTATGCGCCGACGAGTACCCAGCAGCCGATGACTGTGAGTGCGTCGGAGGTGAAAATGCCAACGCCGACGGTGACGAGGGCCAGGATGATTAGGCGGGTCATTCGCCGAACCCCAGATCGCCCATGGTGGTTTCGTTGTTGTGTCCGTTGCCGCAGGTGAACACGGCTGTTCCGTCGGAGTCTGCGTACACGTCAACGTCGCCGTCCCAGTTGCAGGTGAGGTCGTCGAATCCGAACGGGGTGAATGGTGCGGTGCAGTACGTGTTGACCGTGTATCTGCGGACGGCCTCACCTGATGTGCTCACGAGTTGGTCCCGTTGATCGCGCGGGCAAGCTGAAGCGCCGCCCGGTTGATGGGCACAATTTTGGCGGGGCCGCGCAGGTGCGGCTTGCCGATTCGCGCCCATTCGTCAGCCCACTCGCACTCATCGACGGATGCGGCGGTGAGGATCGCCAGTTGCGCGTCGATGGTGCGGTGCAAGGTGACGAACATCTCAGCGTTTGCACGCATCCGGTCGTCCTGCTTGTCCTGCCCTACGTCCCACGATTCGACCTCGTACTCGATGACCATCTCTTCAGTGGCCCAGCTGCCGGGGGAGCGGAAGCTGGTGATCTGCCCGGACTCGTCACGGCTGACGTTGCGCAGGAGCCGCTCGGGGAAGACCCGGATCTCGCCCTCGCAGTCGGACTTGTAGAACGGGCCAGCGGTGCCGGCGTCCCGCAGCGCGGTCAGCTTCTCAATCGCCGCCTGAATTTCCTCTACTGCATTCATTTGTTCTCCTTGAACGTTTCGTTGATGAGGTTTGCGGCAGCCCAATAAACGTCTGCTGCCACGGTGTTTCCGGCCTTGACTGCGGCCCATGCGGCTTCCTCGAATGAGTCGGCCATTGCGGCGATCTGCGCGAGGGCGTCCATTAGGCGATCGGGGAAACGAATTCGAGCCCACGTTCACCGCACGCATGGTCAACCCAGATCCCGCCGCCCATCGTTACGAGCGGGCAGTCATCATTCGGCAGCTCCGCACGGTCGGCGTGGATTTGTGCGGCCCGTTCGCGTGCTTCTTGCGGGGTCATCAGCGCACCACCAGATCGGTGATGAGCAGGCTAATGGCGAGCAGCATGAGAACTAGGGGCGGGATGAAGGCGAGTGCGGTCAACTTGCGCGACCATGATGGTGCGGAAGGTGCGGGGCGGATCTCCACGATTGCCCGGTAGCGTGGTTCTGGCCCGCGGGTGTCGAGCCCGTCGAACCGGTCAAGGCGCGAGAAATAATCGCTGTTGTTCATGCTGCTCTCCAGGTCTGTGTGCGCCGCTGGTACTGGGTGAGTAGGTATGCGCCGGTCCATTCGACGCGGCCCTGAATGACGAGCTCCTTACGTGCCGTGCGCACCCTCTGCGGGGTTGCGCGCCGGCCACTGTGCAAGCACGCGTCAACGAGTTCGCCGTCCGTCATTGACTTGACGGTGAGGGCGGCAAGAATCCACGCCTGCAAGTCCGTGAGCGCATCGACTGTGATGGATGCTGCGGCTTCCCAAGACGTGTCAGGGTCGTTCGTTCTCACGCGGCGTTCAAGGTTTGGTATCGTCGTCGTTGATGACATTTGATTCCCCTTTGTTGTCGTGGCCCCCTGTTCATGCAGGGGGCCGTTCTTTTTGGTGGTACGGGTTGGGTAGCCGGGTTGCGACCCATCGCCTTCCGTGTTGGAAGTTGCCCGGCTACCTGGGTGTCCGTAGTTGCTTTGCTGCGTACGCCCAACGGCGCTACGGACTGCATTCCTTCATCAATGGGGGCCGACATCACCCCGCTTACGAGATCCCTGAGAACACCAAACTGTTGTGCCCATCCCGCCACGAGCAAGCCCCCACGTTTTCGGGCTCCCGCATATCTCAGGGATGGTTGATCCGTTCGCAGTTCTCATAGCCGGGAGGTGGTGTCTCTGGGCTGTCCCCGGTTCCCTTACGGGCCTAGACGGGCTGTTACTCCTGCGAGTGCTGTTGAATTAGCCGTACGTTTCCCGGTGTCTCACGACATGCCGAGTAGCCCCTACCAGCGATCTGTGAGCGCCTGGCAGGGAGAGCGGGGTGGGTTACTCGCGCTCGTATGGGAGCGTGGCGAGGTAACGGTTTATCTCGTCGGCTGGGATGAGCAGTTTCGAGCCGGCGTACCGGGCGATGAGAACGTCAGCGGCAATGAGCCGGCCGATCGTTGTGGTGGACAGGCTCAACGCGGCGGCTGCACCCTTGACCGAATAGGCGAGGGGGGCGGCGGCAATGATGTTGTCCGGGCGGCTCATGCTGCAGCTCCGGTGTCGTCACGGAGCCAGGTGGCGGGGTCTACGTCGAGGGCTTCTGCCACTCGGAGAAGGTTGGAAAACTTGAAGTCGTTGTTGCCGCTCAACATTCTTGTGAGCGTGCTGATCGGGATGCCGGCTGCGGTTGCGAGTGGGAGCTTCCCGACTCCCTTAGCTCTTCTGGCCGCATCGACCTTGAGGGCGATTGCTGTGATGTTCGTATCCATAAATGAACTATGGCACACATTCAGACGCGATAGTTCATTTATGGATACTATTTCGCACCCCCACTACAGGGGGTGACTAGGAATGTATTAGAAACTGGCCTATCATTCGGGCATGGATACGAAAGCGCCAACCCTGACAGACCCGTACAACAGCGCCATAGCTGAGGTGCTTTATCTGCGCAAGGCCGAGATTCGTATGACGTTCCCGACGCTTGAAGCGAAGACGGGGATTGGCGGGCAGACGCTGAAGCGGCTACTCAACAACCACACGTCAATTCACATGGGAAACTTCCTGGCGCTCTGCACGGCGCTCGGGTGCGACCCTGCGGAGGTCGTTGAGGAAGCAATGGCGAAACTTGCGAAGGCTTCCGAGTAGCTCAACCCGCAGCGTTCGGCCATGCGGATTGCCTCTGCCAGTGGCACCTGTGCCGGCTCCTGGTTGAACACGTGCTCGGCGTCGTGCACGCCCGCGAGGGTTGCCGCGTGGAACAGCCTGGCGATGACAGTTTCGGAATAGTGGTGCGGCACAGCGGTACCCCCGTAGGTATCTCGCCTGGCGACGTTGCGCAGGATTAGCAATACCGTAGACCCTGCCGCAGACATGGGTGCCACCCCCGGCGCGGGTGGCACCCATTTTGTGATATCCGTGTCCCCCTTTCGCCCCTTTTTCCGTCATCATTAATGGGGATAGGCGGATCGTTCGGCCCCAGAATTGGGAGGGATTGCAGTAATCGGGCCGTTCCTGCTAGGGCGCTTCGAGCATGAATGCTTCTGCCGCGCGGGTCATGCCGTCGAGTAGTCGGGGGCTGTTGCCGCGTGATTTGTATCCGCGGGTGACGGATACTACGGAGTGGCCCACGATTTCTTGGATGTCAGCTTCGGGGACTTCGGCGGCGTAGAGCATGTCAACGGCGGTGTGTCGTGCGTCGTGTAGTCGCGCATCGGGCACGCCGGCGAGCGCGAGTACGGCGTGCCAGGCTTTCGAGTCGCGTGACGGGTCGATGGGTTTGCCGGTCGGTGTTGTCCACACGAGTTGGTGCGGGTTGGCCTCGAGCACGGATGCGCGTTGTCGGTGCAGCAGCATGGCACGGAGGGGTGGCACGATGGGGACAATGCGCACACCCGCCGACGATTTCGGGCGCGACAGCCACAGTCCCCCGGTGAGGTGTCGATGTTCCCAGTCGGCGGGTGCGGTGAGTTTGCGTTTCGGGCATTCATTTCCGCGCTTGAATCCGCACGGCGTGTCGCATCCGTGCTCCCATGCGAGCCGTTGCAACTGCCAGCTGAGGTCGATGGTGTTGCGGTTGAAGTCGACACGGTCCCATGTGAGCCCGAGCAGTTCGCCTTGACGCGCCCCAGTGAACAACGCAGCCCACCAACGGGAGGCGAGCCGGTCAGGGGCGATAGGTGGCGGCCATCCTGTGACCGCCTGCAACACTTTCAGCCCGTGAGCGGCTGTGAGTACAGTGAGTTCATTCTTCGCCGTCCTAGGCCGGTTTACGAGGTCGGCAACGTTGCGTGTGACTTTCCCCTCACGGTACGCAGCCTTCAACGCGAGGGACAGAACCTGATACGTCAGCGCCGCCGAACGGGTAGACAGGCCGAGATCCGTCACCGACTTCACCATGCCGCGCACATCATCCGGCGACAACTTCTTAAGCTGCTTCCGACCAACAGCCGGGATGATGTACCGTTCAACCGTCGTCCGGTAAGACGCCGCAGTCTTCGGGCGAACCTCCTTAGCCGCAATGTCGTTGAGCCAGGTTCGGCACCAGTCCTCAACGTTCAGCACGGCAGTCTGAATGTCGCCGTCCGGGGCCGCCTCACGTTCACGGCGCAACTCCACCAGCTTCACCTTCGCCTGCCGTTCCGTCGCAGCCGTCCGAGTCACACGGCGCGGCTTACCAGACGGGGACGGGAGGGACAGGGACGCGCACCAACGGTCGTCGGACTTGCGGTAGAAGACGGAGCCTTGGCCGTTCTCGCGCTTGGGGGTCAT